AGAGCCCATTGTACAGCAGAAAACACCTACTTCCAAGTCTCGGCTGTGACGAACTCACATGAAGTTTTGAGATTAGATGGAACCGTAACAGGTTCCGTCTGACTGAAACAATCTACATGAAGCTTAAACGTTATTACTTCGTAATAACGATTTGATCTTTATATCATTTACTTCTATCAACAAACGAAGTGCATAGTTTGAGCGATAGCGAAAACTAATATCTACGAAGTAGATATTAAAAATGAATAAATACTTTGTAATTAAGGAATAATCATGGTTGCTATTAATGAGATATTTGTAGAATCAGCAAAACTTCTTGTTGAATCAGTTTTTGAAGTTGAAAGTGGTACTATTATGAGTACCGGAAATACCTCTTTGGGATATAATGTAGTTGATACAAGATTAAGACCTACTGATCCAAATTATATTGTAAGAACTTTTGATAATGCACAGGCAGCACAAAACTACAACAACACTATTAATTTAGAAATACGAAGAAATTCTAGTTTTGATCCTAGAGCTTCGGGGTCGCCGGCACCAAACAATGCAATTCCTACTACAACAAACAAACCTCCTTTAGAATGGGATGATCTCAAAGACCGTAACGGAAAACTACCTAGAAGCATTCAAGCTCAATTACGTCGCGACGGATTCATTGAACATGGTGGCCATAGATACACAAGACAAGAAATAGAAGCGTTTACACAACAAGCTAACGCTCGTCGAGCCCAAATAGCACGAGATGTTGAAGCACAACGTGGAAAACTTTTAACCATGGACGAAGAAGCTAAGAAGAATCCAAGAAGATGGGCACGTAACAACATTTCTTTCTTAAGACAAGCTACTTCATCTACTATGAGGAGTCTATTTCCATTTACCTTCCGTCCAGGTGTTAGTATGGCAGCATATGATACTTTAAAAGATATGTTAATTAATATGTATGCTTCTGTTAATGATCAAACATCAGCAGAAAATTTTGCAGTATCTTCGAGACAACTATTTGGCGCTTGGTTTATTACTTTTGCAGTTCCTGATTTAATAGGTGCTCTAAGAGCAGGCACTAGACTTTTGCTTTCTTCTATAGTTAAAATATTTAGAGCTGCAAATATGGCAAACATGACAGCAAGTCAAATTGCTGCATTTGTTGGCGGCCTGCCAGGTCAAGCACTGATGGCTTTTAAAAATTTGTTACAGTTCATAGCTGTTGAAGCAGCTATATATTTTGCTATTAGAGCAGCTACAAGCAATCCAGATGTACAAAAAGTAATTATGGGATTCATTGCAAAAGATTATGTTAATCAACTAGCATTGTGGGGTTATACAGGAGCAGAGTTTGTTGACAATCTTATTACTGAACAATGGAATTCAAAAGTAGTACCTCAATTTGGAGATACTGTAAGCGAAATGGAAAGAGTAGATGCAATTGAAAGACTAGGGCTTGAATTTGAAAAAGAGTTTGGAAAAGCTACATCTGCATCAGGTGATGAAATAGAAGCCGGCGGCCCGGCGCAACCTATACAAATAAATCCTCAAAATAATAATACAGAGCGTCGAAAATTTAATCTTAATGATTTTTAAATCATCGGCATTTTAGAACTTTTAGTAGCGTCAATATTTTCTTTAACAATTTTTCCTAAAATTTCGATATCCTCTATGTCAGTGTCAGTAAGCAAATCTTTTGAGTTTACTCCTCCTCGCATATACCAAGAAAGTTTATAAACTTCGTGTTTGATTTGCTTTACTTCGTTCTCCATACTTTTTGATAATTCTAAAATTTCAGAATCCGAGAGTGAGACTAAACTTTCAAGAAAAAACTCGAATAGTCCAAGTTTGGCTTAATGTTTTGTTTGTGTTGACATTCGCTACATTCAACTTCAGTAGCCGGCATCTCTAGTTCTTGATTGTTTGTTGAGTATATTGTTTGTATTCCGTTAAAGAATACACTATCATTATTAATTACAAAATCTTTAATAAACTCCATGTTTGATTCAACATCGCCGTCAGGAGTAACAACATCAACAATTACATTACAAATAATATTTTCAGTTTGAGTATTAATTTGTTCGTAAAGTGAATTCATTAATTCATCTTTTTTATTTTGGTCAATGTCAGTTCTTGATATAATCTGTGCAAGTTCTCGTCTAACTCTCATTGAAACTTGCTGATTTTCAACCATTTCTTTGTATGTTAACGGTCTAAGTCTAAAAGTAAAATCTTCAATACGTGTTTCAAATGTACCTTTAAACGCAGCAGCGTGATCTAATAAAGACTGAACTGATAAACTATATGCATCGTCATTGCCGCAACTAGTACACTTCGAACTTAAAGTTATTGCTTCACCAAACGAAGCTAATCTAATTGCAGCCATTACATAATCAAAATCAGCATTAGTTAGTAACCAAGCATTTTTTATAGAAGGAATACAACTTTGTATAATTTTTACTGTTGCGTTTCCTGAAATCAATGCGTCAGGTGTTTTAGCTAGAATCTCGTCGTTAGCAGTCATGCTAAAAACTTCTAATTCTTCATATTTTTCAGCTATATCATTATTATACCAAGCACCTTGGCTTGGTAAGTCTATATATAACTTAGGCTGTCTCTTATATTTTTGAAGAGGGCTTTGTGTATTTTCCATGCATATAATCCTTAGGATAAATATATTATACGTTATTATTTATAATTGACGTTTTACCTGGAGAATAGATTTGGCAGAAGAAACCAGAAATGAAAATACTGAGTCAGTAAACAGAAATACTGGTGCCTTTAACAGATTAAATCAAGCCATTGACGGTTTAGGCAGCATGGTCGGTAGCATTGTTCGCGGTGCTCCTCAAGCTATGGCTCCTATTATGGCCGCAGCACCTGGCATGAAGATGTTTGCCGATTCAATGGCATTTGCTGAAGGATACATTAGTATATGGCAAGGACTTACACGTTCTGGTATACATTTTAATAATGAAATAGACCAAATGATCCTAGGGGTCGGTCGTGCTAATCTTCGAATCGAAGACTTTGCAAAAATTGTTCAACAAAATAATATAGAATTTGCTGCAATGGGAGGAACTGCTAATGCAGGTGCTCAAGCATTTTTATCAGCCCAAGCAGCGTTTATGGCCGAATCTAATGGGTTGTTCAATGAACAACGAATTGAACTTGAACGTCTCGGTTATACTTCGCAAACATTGAGCGAAACGTTTGCATCATTTGATTCACTAGCAACCATTCAAGGCATTAGGTCTAGAATGAATGAAAGAGAACGTAATCTAGCAGCAGCTGAATATGCAAAAACACTTGACGAATTGGCAAGACTTACAGGCAAACAAACAGATGCTCTTGCTGAAGAACAAGCTGAAATATCTAGACAAGGTAATGTATTTGCATTTGGACAAATGCTTGACCAAGATGTAAGAGACGAACTTGATAACGGATTACTAGCACTTAGACAAGTTGCACCTAGTGTTAAAGATTTTGCAGTTGATATTCTTACAAGAGGATTTCCAAATATGGATGATCCTGAAATGAGAGCATTAAACGCAGCAGCACCTGGACTAAGAGATGCACTAATGGAAGCTCGCCAAGCATTTTTAGACGGCGATGAAACAAGAGCACAAATGTTAATGGACGCTGCATTAGGTGAAGCAACACAACTTAGAAACAATCAGTTCTTGATTAGACAAGCAATGCTAGGTAGTGCAACTGAAATTTCTCAAGGTTCGATGAATATTATGACTGAGCTTAGTAGTGGCCTAGCACTAAGCGGAGATGTAATTAGAGCAAAAGCACTTGAAATGTTTCCTGAAACTGCACCTGAAGATCTGTCAGGTGATCAGATTGCTCAAGCAATGGATGCAATTATCACAGAAGAAAGAAGAAATCAAACATCAAGAACTTCTCAGTCTCAACAATTATTAGATCAATATTTAAGCGGCATACGACAACTTCAGTCAGTAGCTATGAGTGCGCAAGAAGCTGTTGTTAACGGAATATTTAATACTTTAACTGCTGCGGCTGATAGATTTGTACAATTTATTGAAGGCCGAGATGTGTTAGGAGATATTTTAGCTACAATCGAAGGTCCGATTGGTGATGCAGCTAGAGCATTTCACGATACAAACAGTCAAGTTATGGCAACCGTAGCAGCGTCTACTCAACTTCAAAGAGATGCTTCTTCGTTTGTTGATAGAATGAACACATTAGGTTTTGAAGCTACTGATGTTGACCAAATGACAAACATAATCGATGACCTTTCAAATAAAACACAAGAGTACGCAAGAGACACAAGTAATACTGCATTAAAATCAGAAATAGATACACTAACAGCAGCCTTAAGAACTATAATGGATAATTCTACTTTAAATCCTTCTGCACCAAATCCTAATTCGTTAAGTCCAGAACAATTAGAAGAAATAAGAAATATGATGTCAGAAATGAATCCAAACAGAAACTTTGGATCTTTAGGAACTGTTGGAAGATTATTCGAAAACTTTGGTAAAAGTACAGCAGTAAACTTGCACGGGCTTGAAGCTGTTGTTACTCCTGATCAAATGGCAAGCATTGTTGAAAGTTCTGCACTAGGTGCAATTAGATCACTATCAGCTAGTCTATCAGATACTACCACAAATACAACCGGAATGCTTGACGGAATGTTAAATACTATAAGGACTTTACCTACTGAAATGGCAAGTATACAGCCAAGTTCGACAGAAACTAATACAGTTGAAAGAACAATGCAAGATATGGCTATGAGGTTACGAGGTCCTTTAGAAGAAGCAATGAATAATACATTAGTACCAAAATTAGAAGAACTAGTTGCTGTAAATCAAAGATCAGCACAATCTTCAGATAAAATTAGAAGAGGCATTGGAAATTTAGGAACAGATATGTTGAGGAGCGTATAAATTGAGTTGGAAAAAATATTTTACACCTGTGAGTTCAGATAACTCAATTAACGGAACTTACAGTCCTTTAAGCGGAACAGCATCTGGTGCCCGCCCAGGCCCTGCACGTTCTAATTATTCATCATATCTTCCTGATGTATATGTTGGATCACCTAATCGTGTTGAGCGTTATGGTCAATACAACACCATGGACAATGACAGTGAAGTAAACGCTGCATTAGATATTCTTGCAGAGTTTTGTACACAAATCAATGACGAAAACGGAACTAATTTTAAATTTAATTTTTTTAAAAATGCAACTAATTCAGAAATTACAATTCTAGGGCAATACTTAAAACAATGGTGCAAAGTTCAAAAATTTGAAACACGTATGTTTCGTATCTTCCGTAATGTATTTAAATACGGAGATGCAATATTTGTAAGAGACCCAGAAACTAAAAAATGGTATCATGTTGATCCTGCTAAACTTACAAGAATTATTGTTAACGAGTCAGAAGGAAAAACTCCTGAACAATATATAATTAAAGATTTTAATTTAAACTTTAAAGAATTAGTAGCAACAACACCTTTTCAAACTACAGGCAACATAACAGGCGGCGGCAATCCTAATACCGGGTACTTTACTGGAAGTGGTAGAGGAATGGTTGGACAACCTCAGCAAGGACTTCAAGGTTCTAGATTTAATGTCGAAGACGGAGAAGTTGCTATTAATGCAGAACATGTTGTTCATTTAAGTTTAAGTGAAGGACTTGATCAAAACTATCCATTTGGTAACAGTTTGCTTGAAAGCATTTTTAAAGTTTACAAGCAGAAAGAACTGCTTGAGGATGCGATCATCATCTATCGTGTCCAACGTGCGCCGGAGCGCAGAGTATTCTACGTTGATGTGGGTAACATGCCAAGTCACTTGGCAATGCAGTTTGTGGAACGTGTTAAGACGGAAATCCATCAGAGAAGGATCCCATCGTCAACAGGGGGCGGTCAGAATGTCATAGACTCATCATACAATCCTCTATCAATCAACGAAGACTACTTCTTCCCACAGACCGCAGAAGGTAGAGGCTCTAAAGTTGAAACGCTTCCAGGTGGCACTAACCTAGGAGAAATTGATGACCTTAGATACTTTACTAATAAGTTGGTACGCGGATTACGTATCCCAAGTTCGTACCTACCTACTGGAGCAGATGATTCAGCAGCACAATACAATGATGGACGTGTGGGAACAGCATATATCCAGGAGTTACGCTTTAATACCTATTGTGAACGTTTGCAGAATTTAGTTATAGAAGAATTTGACACAGAATTTAAACGTTACATACTAGAAAAAGGAATAAACATTGACACATCAATGTTTGACCTAAAATTCCAACCACCTCAAAACTTTGCAGCTTACCGTCAAAGTGAAATTGACAACGCCCGTGTTCCTACTTATACACAAATGGCACAAATTCCATATATTTCAAATCGTTTTGCATTAAAACGTTTCTTAGGAATGACAGATGAAGAACTTGCAGAGAACGAACGTCTATGGCAAGAAGAAAATGCAGAAGATTTAAAACCATTACCAGATGATGCAAGTGCTGAAATGAGAGATGCTGGAATTAGTGCAGCAGGCATAGGATCAGATCTCGGTAATATAGAAGATGAAGCTGCTGCAGATACACCGACAGAAGACGGCGGTGCTGGAACAGGTCCGGAAACAGCAACAGGACAAGACTTAGGAGCTGCAACAGCAGGAACTGAGCAAACTATATAAATACATTATGATACTAAGAGAATTATTTTATCACGATCCTGAAACTGTACAGCCTGTAGAAGACAAACGCTACGAGCCTGATAACGATCAGTCACCTCTTGAAAAAACTGATACTCGAAAAACTAGATTAACACTGAGTCAGATTAATAGAATCCGTAAAGCTTCTGAACTACATATTGAAGAAAAGAAAAAAGAATTAGAGTTCATAAAACAAATGTATGGTATAGCTGCCAACACAGAAGCCGCTGGAGTTTAATATTTGAAGAAACAAGCATTTGTAGTCGGTAACGGCACAAGTCGTGCTGCAATAGACTTACATCAATTAAAAACTAAAGGAAAGATATACGGCTGTAATGCTCTTTATAGAGAATTTGTGCCTGATTATCTTGTGGCTGTTGATGTAAAAATGATATTAGAAATTAATAAAGCAGGATATCAACTGCAAAATCCTGTATGGACTAATCCTAATAAAGCCTATCATAAGTTTGTAGGATTTAATTATTTCAATCCGTCTAAAGGATGGTCTAGCGGACCTACTGCACTATGGTTAGCAAGCAATCACGATGTTGATGAAATATATATTTTAGGTTTCGATTATGAAGGCATCGGAACAACAGTTAATAACATTTACGCTGATACACAAAATTACAAAAAAAGTACAGATAAAGCAACTTATTTTGGAAATTGGGTGAAACAAACTTGTATTACTTGTCAGAAATTTGATAAAAAAAGATATATAAGAGTGTTAGGCGAAAATATTTTTATACCTAAAGAATTTAAAACAATTAGTAATTTAGACCACATTTCTATAGAAGAATTTAAAGAAATACAAGATATTTCCTAAATTCTAGAGAAATAGGCTCGTTTTGAGCCTATTTCTACGTACTTTTTTAATAATAATGTAAATATATAATGACAGCCCCACACAGGAGCCGTATCTATGGTATCTGTGTGTAACATAACATTTATAGGAGTTTAAAAATGTCAGATACAAGCAAATTTGAAAAAATGCTAGAGCTTCTTGTCAATGAAGATAAAGAAGCAGCACAAGAATTATTCCACGAGATTGTAGTAGAAAAATCACGTGATATCTATGAATCACTACTAGAAGACGAAGTAGAAGTTGAAGAAACAACTGACGAAGAAGTTGAAGAAGCAACAGATGAAGAAGTAGATGAAACAACAGACGAAGAAGTAGACGAAGCAACTGATGAAGAAGTTGAAGAAGGTTTTGACTTAGACGAGTTTGAAGTCGAAGCAGACGATGATATGGGTGGCGATCCAACAGACGATATGATGGCTGACCTAGGTATGGATGACGAAGAAGGCGACGAAGACGAAGGTGAAGAAGGCGATATGGAAGATCGTGTAGAAGACCTAGAAGATGCGCTAGAAGACCTAAAAGCAGAATTTGAAAAAATGATGGCTGGTGACGACGAAGGCGACGACGAAGGCGAAGAAGAGCCAGAAGAAGAAGCATTTGCTTATGAAGCAACTGATGAAGAAGGCGACGAAGACGACGACGAAGGCGAAGAAGAGCCAGATGAAGAAGTTGAAGAAGCAACAGATGAAGAAGTTGAAGAATCAAAAGCACCACAAACAGCAGGCGAGCAAATGCGCGAGTATGTTGAAAAAGTAACTGCTACAATGGGTGACAACGGTGCAAACACTAAGTCAGCTGTAGCTAGTGCAAACGATATGGGCGGAGACGCTGGTAACATTGCACAAGGTGCTGACGAAAAAGGTCGCAAGGCTGATTCAGCAAAAGAAGATTCAGCAGGTAACGTAAATGTTCCTGGTGGAAAGGCTTCAAAATCAATGAAGTCACAACCTGGCCACGGCGCTGAGAAAAAGGGCAAGCCAGAGACAGCTGACAATAAAAAACCA